GTAATATTAGGTAATCCAGCTTCAACGGCTGTACCAACACTATAAGTACCACCTGCACCCTCGGCAAATTTGTCTCTCATGTCTGGCAAATTAAAGGTTGAACCTGTACCACCTGTAAAAGTAACATCATCACCTGCAACTAAAGCTACTGTGGTATCCCATGTGATATATGAGTTGTTTACAAGCTCAGTTGCCTTTTTAACTGTTTGTGTTTCTACCAATGAACCTTTAAAGTATGTGGTAACATCAAAACTTGATGCATCACTTTCATTGGTTGCAACGGTTACTCTGATTAAATTACCGTCTTCACCGTCAAATACAGCTGTACCAAACTTTGATGTAGCATTGATACCATCACCTTTTCCGTAAAGAGTGCCAATAACAGCAAATAAATCTGCGTATGTTGTACGTGATAATGTAGCGCCGTTACATAATAAAAATCCCTCCGGTACCTTATCTCCGGCAATGGTTAATACAGCACCTGTAGGAACGTTAGACATTCTCTTAAGCAAATCTACAAGATATGCTTTTGTCACTGGGTTATGATCCTGTGTTGGCTCAGGAACAGTAACATCGCCTGTAAGTACTGGAGATTCAAGATCTGCCTTTAAAGCAAACTTAGCTAATAGAGTATCTGCAAGCTGGTCTATTTTGTCCCTAGAAGGTGTCCCTCCTAACTTTGAAATAGCTGATACAATCTCAGATGTTACACTTTCAAACCATGCAGCACCTGGTGTAGAAGGTGGTATTGCTAACTCAGGTGAGCCTGATGTAAAGTGCCCCTTTTCAGTTAAAGTTGATAACTTAGGTGCTGACTCTGCAGCATTAGCTTGCATGTAAAAATCCATAATATTGTCTCCGTTATAATTCTGATTTACCATACAAAAAGATTACATTAGCGTGGCATGGAGCTAATGATTTAACCATACATTCAAACAACTGATCGCCCCATTCTGCCAGAGGTTGCGAAGCATCCCAGGCTGTTGTAAATTCTTTCTTGTTGTACTTATCAACAGTAATTGTCATAAAGTAAGCTTTCCACTCATCGTCATACAATGCTTGAGAACAATTAGAACGAGTTGTAAAAGTGTTAAAGTTTTGAATACTTACATTTTGATAATCTAGTGAGCGTGCGATAAGAGCAACTAACTCACCAAAGCTCATACCAAGAGTTGCTATTTTTGTAACAAGAACTTTGCGGTATAAGTCAATGCTTGGATTATCTATGCTTTTTAAACATTCATCTGGAATACCCCATTGAGTAAACCATTCAGACAAAGTTATTTGTGCATCTCGAGGATCACTCTCATCAATCAGTTTTTTAATTAAAGCATCAATTTGAGCAAATTCTTGCGCTGCAACATAAAGCATAGACATTAAAGTTGTATGGTCGTCTAGTTCCCACGCTGGTCCTCGTGGCAACAAAGCTTTCATAGCCTTGTAATAATCATCTGTACTGTAGCCTAATCGTCCTCTTGCCATGATATTTCTCCTACCGTAGGAAGATACTGGGTGCCTTGAGCCTGAATATCTAATTTTGGTTCTACAATTACATGATCAATTTCATCTGTAAGCTTTGAGATTGCCAAGTTAAGATGAGATAGATAGATTTTTCCACCTGGCACAGATTCCTCTTTAAAGACATCTCTAATAGCTTGTTCAGCCTGTTCACGCATTGTGAGGTTGTTAGGCTTGATTTTTAGTTTGAAGTTGAATGGTTGAGGAACAGGGGCAACAACAAACACAGTAGCCATAATGTTTGACATTAGATCTAAATGCTGCTGTACCTTACTGATAAGCTCGCTGTCAGGTAAATTCATGTTATCGTCTAAGATACGCATGGTAACTGTACCTTTGCCCTGTTCTTGAGGATAGCACCATGCCTGTCCTACACCTTCCACCTCACGGCACCAGGCAATATAATCATCCTTAGTGCCTTGCCTTGGTGGATTCTGTGTATGCTCTAAAACACGCGCTCTTAAGCTATCATCAGTTTCAGTATCTGTACCTCCAGTGATCTCACCTGTGGTCACAGCATTGATTACTCCAACTAGTGGAGTAGGAAGGCTAAGTTCAACATTTTTTGAGATGTTATAGATTTGTCCTGCTTCTAATGCTCTGACAGTTGCAACACCTTGTGAATCAGGGCTAGATATTGTTTCATACTGTAGACCGGTGTCTGTCTGAATGACTGTGTGCAGAGGAATGTCAGACACATTTTGAGCATAGCTAAATTTAACAAAACCTTTAGCTTTAGTTGCCTGTTTTCTAGACAATCCCCAAATAGATGCAATTCTCTCAAGATAAGAAACTTCACAGCTATCTATAAACAACTGCCTACGTCCATATTCAATAGCTGAATACAAGCTGTGAGCTACACTTGAGATGATTGTTTTAAAAACAACAATGTCAGAGCGTCTTAGCTGAGTACTATCAAGCCTAGAGGTTGTTTCATTATCAACTCTGTCTTTGATTTCCTGTAGAGTAGGTCTAATCGTTGCCATTTAATATATCCTTAATCTCATAAGATGTTTTGCCATGTTCTTGTTCTAGAATTACAGATAGGTTAATGCGGTTAGGATCATTACTGTCGCGCTCTACTGATACTGATACGTCCGTACAAATTCCATCTTCAACCAACCATTGAAGAGCATCATCTGCCATTTCCTGAGCTCTTAATAGAGTTTCAGATGTGATCTTGCTTCTTAATAGTTGCCAGAGCTTTGAACCTATCTCATCTTCATTAAGAGAATCGCCCCACCATCCCTGTTTACCAAGCTCATGATCATAATCATCACTATCATCAGCTCTGCGCCACGAAAACAATGAGATAATCACTGCCCTTGTTAAGGAATCTTGCATATCAGCTTGAACTAAACTGCCATTAAGAAATAACTTCATTTTTAATTTTCTCTAATTGTCTTGGACACAAATGGCTTGCTGAGAAGTCAAAAACAATAATCTGTTCATCAGTTTTAAACATTAGAGCAGGTACACCTACAAGAGGGGATACATCCGTACAGGCATAAAAAAAGCCATTCCATTTTACGGAACAGCTTTTATTCTCTATTTGAGCTTTTAATGTATGCCATTTATGACATCGAAAGATATGAATTAACCTTTCGTGAGGTGGAGTTGATTGCATTTTAATTTACCTTGGTGCAGATGTACTGCCACCACTATCACCTGTGTGAATATGCGATTTAAGACTAATTGAACCGGCTGTAGTATCTCCATCAGAGTGGATAGATCCTGTAGTGGTGTAATCCCCCTGTGTTTGCTGTATGTTACCTGTGATTTGAGCACCACTACCACCGCTAATAACCATACCGCCCTGACCTGTAATCAGTTGAGTGACAGTTAAAGGACCATTGATGGTATTTTGAGGACAAGTAACTACGGTGCTTGTAGATGCTTTAACATTAACAGTGTCAGCCGTTACATTAACCGCACTGTCAGCTTTAATGTTGATATTGGCGTTTGAGGTGATGTTAATATCGCCTTTTGTGTGGATGTTGATAGGATCATCAACACCATCAATATCGATACAGTCACGCTTCAGATAAATATGGCGTTTCTTATCATCATAGATCACCACTTCACCGGTTTTTAATGACTTAACTCTAAAACGTCTGTCTGCCACACACATAACAAAGCCTAACTCGTGACTTTCATCTGTGTAAAATGTAATGGCATCTGCTTTCTTATCAGTATAAGGTTCTGACGAAAAGCCATAAGGCTCCATGTGCTCAACATCTTGACGAACTTCACCGCTCTGATGTTCTACCTGAAGTTCTCTTAACTCATCGTCATTTTTTGAGATGGTTACTGTACCGCGCTCAATATCTGCTGCCATTTATGCACTCATAAAATTTTGCTTTTTGTTAATCCATGAAAAATCAGCTGAAGAGTTACTACTTTTCTTGATAATGACCTTTTTAGGATCTTCTTTGTCATTCTCAGTCTCTAACCTCCAGCCATCAGGAGGTATTACATCAAGTGTAGTAGTCATACCTTCGTTTTCAGTCAGATTAAACACCACGCGAGTAATTAAAAACTTTTGTGATCGTTGAGTATCGATGCCTAAAAAATCATCTTTGATATCAACCAAAGAGTTAATCTTCCAAAGTTTTCCTGTAGACTGTCTCCAGCCTTGAACTTTATATGTAATCTTATAAAACTGAGATAAATAATAATCTCTGTCACCTTCAGCTGTAACTTTGCATTTTGCTGTATCTGCTGCACCTTGAACTTTCTTTGTTAAAAGACGAGTTCTGGATACATTATCATCTACAGCTGTGTAATTATGGCTACTTGCATCATGTCCTGTTTTGCCGGTTACACCTTTATCTTGCCCTACAGCTCGATAGTATTTATAAATCTTACTTGCATCAAAGCTGGCATCACCTGTAAGAATATTCTGACCGAGTACTAAAGCATCATCAGCTGTGAGCTTGCCTTTTTCAGTAACTACAAGATCACCTTTTTCATTACCGTAAAAAAGCAAATTCTCTGTAGATGTAAGGTTTTGTAGAGCTTTTAATACGGTGTCTTCATGCTTTGCTGAGAAGTTACGCTTCTTAGTTAAAGGCTTTGTTTCATTAACAAGCTTAATACCATAAGGCATGATTAGCTGAGCAATAATAGTTTCTAGAGCTACATTCTTGTACTCTGTTGCAGCATTCTGAGGGCAACTTACATAGTTTGAATTTGAAGTATTAGGCTTTTCATAAGAGATATTAGGATCATCGACCATTACAGTGCAGTCGATTAAATCACAGGTTTTACTGCGTCCGGCAATACCCACATTTGCAGAGGTTGCAGAATAGCTTACAGGAGTTTGTTCAATGTAACCAGTGAGGACAACGTCATTTCCAATTTTTACTTGAACTACTTTACCTACATCAATTATTTTTCTTAAAGATGTTGTTTTAGACACTATGCCTACAGAAAAAGCAGGACTGATCGTATTTAATTCGGTGGTAATACTAAAAGAGGTCCATTTTGTATAAACTGAACCTCCTATGGTTAAAGATACTTCATTATCATTATTCATTTTTACTCACAGATTATATTTTTACCTTCGTAGTAACATTCTCTAGTTTTGCCATCAATAGTCATGTCAAAAACTTCAGGCTGAGATCTAATAATGCGTTTCCAATCAGAGCCTTTTAAAGTATTCATATCTTTATTAAATCGTTCTTTTGCCAAATCTCTATTTTTATAAGTATCTTCTAATGTAGGTAAACTATAGTAATCATCAGCAATCGCCCATGCAGAAGAGCTAAACAACCCTAAGGATACAATGGTAATCAGTAATATAACCAACCTTTTCATATAAATCTTGCCTTACTCCATATCTACTCACAAATTATGTTTTTGCCTTCGTAGTAACACTCTCTTGTCTTACCATCAATGGTCATATCAAACACTTCAGGTTGAGATCTAATAATTCTCTTCCAATCTGATTTGGCGCTATCTTGTAGCATTTTTTCAATTTGTTCCCTTCCTCTGTTAGGATGTTCTTTGACATAATCATCCCATGAAGGCAATTCATTCACTCCCTCCCAAATAGCATATGAAGGAATACTGAATAAACCTAAAGATAAAGCAAATAAAGCGATAACTAACTTTTTCATATAAACCTCACTTATCTTTTAATCCAATTATAGGTTCAAAAAACTTAGTGAAGAATTAGAAAAGAGCTATTTTCTTGATACGGTAAAATTACCTACTGGCATAAAGAGAGGGTTGATAACATCATTACACTCAGCTATCTCATCAGCTCTAGTTGAGTCGCCATATTTGTCATAAGCTAGAACAAATGAAGGCTCACTTTGTTTTAGAGTTACAGTCTCAATACCAGAATCACCGTTAAGCATTTCTGTTAGATACTTGTAAACAGCCACGTAACTGTCAACCAAATCAAGATAATCCTGATTGTCATCTGTACCTTGAATTAGCATCTCAGCATCAATGGCATCTAACAGATTATTTCTAATCTTAAGAATTTGCTCATCTGATAAAGTTTTCTTGCTGTTACTGTCAGTATCAACATCATTATCTTCACCAATCATGCTGATAGCACCCATAGCATTAGCTATAAGTACAAGTCTGAAATTCTTTTTAATTTCATCTACAGCTTCATTTATTCTCTCTTTGTCTGAGAGTTTTTTAGATGTTCCTGTTGATGATGCTACATTAACTGGCTTTAATACTGGTAAAGTAATAGCATCTGTACACTTGATAGAAGCTAATTTCCAATCAGTAGTTGATTGAGCATACTGAGATAAACCTAAGGCACCAAGAAGACTAGATCTTGCCTGTTCCTTCTTGTTGTACAAAGAAGTAGCTATGTCATGCCCCATTTCTAAAATGTCGTTACCAAGATTAAACATCTGTGCAAACTGACAGGAAGATAATACTGCAGCACAAGAATTTATTTGACTGGTTACATCATCAACAATGCCGGCTATTTTATCAGGGGTCCAATCTCCAAAGATTTTTGCATATAAAGCATCTGCCTTACTTAAAAGCTTATTTGCCCATGATGTAGTTTTCTTTGTGCTTTCATTACCTGCTTCTAAGAAAGTAAGGGTAAAAGTACAAATTCTTTTAGCTCTATCATAAGTAATGCTAGGACTATCAATAGGAGTGACATCAAGAGAACCTAACCATGGATGTACCAGTTTTCCATGATTGGCACGTCTATCAGTGCCTACCTGTGATTCAATCTTATCAATCAGCTTTTTTGAGCGATCAATAAAATCATCACCTACAATAAAGCCTTGAATAGAAAACTGTCTTGTAGCTTTTCCAAGATCTTCAACGTAAGGGGCATCTCTTTGAGGAAACTCATGTGTTACAGTTCTTCTACCAAAAGATAAAGTTGCTGAATCAACTTCAAATTGAATCCCCTCATAAGAGGCTTTTCTTAATGTCTTAACATTTAACAAGCTCATCGTGTAACACCTGTATCAGCCATTACAGAGGTATTAAGAGAAGTACCAGTAGTACGCTCATGCTCAACTTCAGCCTTTGAGTTTTCATCTGTTTTAATTCTGACAATAACCTCTGATTTGTTTTCCCCCTGGATAATTGTCTGACCTAAAGCTGATGGTTGTCTCATAGGTTCATTGAGAATTCTTAATGTGCGTTCTGGCATTTGAATAGATGCTGTTTGCGACTGTTCTGTATCATCATCTGATGAGAAGAAACTTGTAGCTTTATTCCACAGACCTACAGCACCATCTTTTAGAGATGATACTTTTTCCATTGCTGATGCGAATGGCTTAAAGAAGCAATCTTTGATTTGTTCCCATAAGTCAGCATAGTAACTTACAAGATCTTTGAAACCTTCTTTTAGCTTATCAGGCAGTGCAAGTAAGCCATCCCATTGAGCTGAAACAAAAGAGCATAGCTTACTGAAAACTGAGCTAACTGCGTCATATACGCTTTTAACTACAGCTATAACGTCATCAGCCGAAATGCCCCATAGACCTAAATACCAGTCAAAGAAAGCACCTACAGCCTGTTTTACATTCTGCCAAACGCCAGTAAACCAAGTTACAACCTCGTCCCAGTGCTTGTAGAGTTGATAACCGCCATAAATTAAACCTCCGATAGCTGCAACAATAGCTCCTACTATTAACACAATAGGATTAGCCCAAAGGGCAGCAGAGAGACTTACTATGGTTGGTATCAATGACAGCATCGCTTTACCAACGCCCATAATGGACGCAATAACCTTCACTCCATAAAGTGAAGCTACAGCCACTCCTACAGTTTTTAAGCCCCCCAGGGCATTAAATACTTTGGCTGAGGTTTGAACAAACTTAACAAAGCCTGCTACCACTGATTTAAGATCAATATCTTTTAAGGAATCAGCAAAGTCCTTAATAGCATCAACAATAGTTGTTGCAATCCACTCTCTATTTTTTGCAATCCAATCATTAAAATCATCAAGCAAAGGTTGAAGTATTGGAAGCAATTTACCACCAATAGCATTCTGCAAGCCTTGTGTAGCATATCTGGTGCGTGTCAGAGAATCGCCAAACAATGTAGCAGCTGCTACATCTTCTTCTCCCATAATGACACCAAACTTTTCAGCTTCTTTACGTTGTGCTTCCAAACCAGCCGAACCATCATTCAAGGTCTTAATTAAGCCCTGTCCTGACTTACCAAAGAACTGAGTAGCAATGTAAGCTTTCTGTGTTGCAGTTGTCTGAGACTTAATTGCATCTGCCACCTCTGGCATTAACTGTGCAGCATCTTTTAACTTACCATTAGAATCTCTCATAGAGATGCCTAAACGGTTCATTAAACCAACCAAGTTCTTGTTAGAGCCGTTAGCAGCATTTGCCATGTTCTTATTTAACATAGCAATTGCGCTGTCCATTTGAGACGCTGATGAACCTGATTGATCTGCAGCATATCTGAATGCCTGAAGTGCATCAGATGCAATTGTCAGATTGCGACTGGCATCATCTACAGCACCACCATAAGACACCATTGAACCTATAGAGTTTTTAACAATGGCAGCCGCTGATGCAAATGCACCTGCTATAGGTAGTGCTGTAATTGAACCTAATCCTTTTAACTCATTACCAAGTCCTTTAATTTGACGAGAAAAGACACGAAACTCTTTTTTGATTTTAGAAAGAGCTGGTGTTGCCTTGTCCTGTGCAGATACAACAACTTTGTTTTTAACTGTCTTGCCAGCCATATTAACGTTCCTTGCGCATTTGTTTTATTTGTTCTTGAATACGCTCTGTTTGTCTACCAAGTTCTAACAAATCGGTTATAGAGCGCTTTTTGAGTTGAAAAGGATCAAGATGCCATGAGTAAGCTAAGTTAAAGAGCCAGTTACTGATCTGCTCCAAATCTCCGCAGCCTGCTCTTTTGAGGCTAGAAAAAAAACAGCTAAACCATTCTTAAAGGTTTCCATATCATGGAATGAGATCTTCTTGACGGTTGATGGAGGTAAATTAGAGAGCGCTTTTGCCCATTGATAAACCTTTTTGGCGTTAAACTGAAGGTTACCATCATTATCAATGATGTATGGATAATTCAGTTTCTCTAAAAGTTCTACAGTAGGTTCTTGAAGTTCTAACTCAGTTATTTCTTTGTCAGAGTTAGGGGTCTTAATTGGTGTTGTCAATTTAAATAACATATTTGTCTCCTAAAACCGCCCATTACAGGCGGTTATATTTAGCTCCAGTTGCAATCCTTGCCTTTAAAGGTAATTGAAGTTGTACCATCAATTGCATTGCCTGTGATGTCGCCTTCAACATAAGCACCTGTCAGAGTGTAGACAGTGCCATTAGCTAGTTCTGCAACAATAGTTAAATCGTCACTTTCTACTAGTTTTTGTCTTGGAAATTCAGGGGTTAAAGTACAATCAATGTTCAAAAAAGGTGTGATCTTTGTTTCTTTGTAGCCGACAGGGCCATTAACACCTTCTACAGCTTCCCTTTTTACTTTTGACAGGGGATATTCACATGAGCTTTGGATTTCAAGTTGCTCACCATCCACTTTGACATAACAAACGCCTGCTACACGTGCCATGTTATTCTCCTTTTTAATCTGTAGATGAATACTATAAACGGAACTGAGCCTGTAGCGCAAAAATACGCAACTGATTTACAAGATCAGGAGGTAGCAGTACGTTAATTCTGTTAACATCGTTTGCATCGCGTTCTACGATTAGATACTTAGCAAACAAATCAGCATTCTCAACTAAGCCTTCCTCTTCCATCTTCTGATACTGAGCGATTAACTCTGACTTAATAACAGAAGGAGTAACAATAGCCTGACCTGCGCCATATCTTGTACCGTCATTTGCTAACTTATGACGTGGATACTTTGAGTTAATAGCTGTCTTTAAGCGCGAGATAATCTCAGCTAAAGTGTACAGAGTTGTTGAATCAAGATAGCTGTTATCAGCGTCACCAAAAGAGTTGAACTGATATGTTGTAATAGCTCTTTGGATCATCACGGTGCCACTCTGCTGATATAAAGTAGCAATACCATTTGATAACAGAGTATTCTGCTCATTAAAGCCAAATCTGTCTTCAATAGATGGAGCTAACAAACCTTCTAATGGTCCTGTCTGTAAAGGACGAGCAGGATCATTAGTGTAGTAAGATGCAGCACGACCTAAGATTGCGCCTACAACTTCTAAGGTTAGGTTAGGATTGTTTTCTTCAATACCAAACAAGCTTACATGTTGGTCGTTTCTTGTTTTACCGAAAGTAACTAATGATCCAGCATCACCACGCTTAGCAGTAAAGATATGACCGAACTGCATGCGAGAGTAAGCCCAACGTCCTGTAGAGTCCTGCATTTCCTTCTTGTAAGCATCTAATGCTGTAGATGAGGAATCAGGGCAACCGATGAACCAGAATGTTTCAGTTTCGACGGCTTTAAATGCTTTTGCATAGTCAATCTCACCAGTACCACCGCTCATTGCTGTAATAGTAAGTGAAATGCCGGCAATGTCTTCTTCACCACCTGTAGCACCCTGTCTGTTAGTGGCTAACAGAATGTCGTTACCATACAGACCTACAGTTTTTGCTGTCAGTTTAATTGCTGTAGCATTTTCTGTGTCTGTAGTTGATGTAGATGCTGTAATTGGAAGATCTTTATTAGCATTGATTGCATTGATTAGGTCTGTAGCTATGTTAGCTGCTAAGGCACCGCTTGCAACTGTTACCGGTACTTTAGTTGCACCTACGTAAAAAGCGATGGTACCTGATTCAGTTGCTATACCTTTTAACTCTACAGCTCCAGTTGCTGGAGTTCCTGTCACAGTCATTGGCAAGCACCAAAGCTCTGTAGAAGTATTCTGATCCTTAAAAGCTGTAACAGCTAAGGTTAAAGGCGCACCACGTCCAAACTTAGTCATAGTCTGTGACTGTGACGAGATTAGAGTAGGTTTACCGTCTGTAGCTGTGCCATCAGTTTTCTGACCAATTAACAGCGCCTTTTTAGCAGCAGTTGCTGTATTTGCCATCGAATTATCGACCTCTGCATAAAATAGAGGCACTCTGATATTTGATGGAATATGATTAAATGAAATAGACATTTAATTCTCCTAGTACCATTACCATAAATCTTTAAATTTGAATTGAGCATCAATTTGACCATCTGGCTTATCGCCATGACCAATCACATCAATACCGCCTTTAAACTCGTCCGATACAGTCGCATTTAGCTCATTAAACTTGCCTGTATTTTCTTCTAGCTCATCAGGCTGTCTTGTATCCTTTTGACTTATTTCATAAGTGCACTGCAAATCAATTTGAACAGCTAAGACAGGCTCTTCAACCTTAAGCACACTGTATTTTTGATAAGAATAAATAGCCATGTTGTCGTCTGGTATTGGCGACCATGAAAGCAGAGCTTTTAAAATCTCGTTTTTTAAATCCTCAGCCTTATCAAAAGCGCTTTGTCCTCGTCTGTCTTCTTGTGAATTAACAACAATTAAGACACCAACAGTTGAAGTAATATTCTGCAGATAAGAGTTAGCTGACATCTGCTCTACTTCAGCAACTTCACCTACCATCGTGACATATGCTGCAGGTAACTTCTCAGATCGTAAGTTTTGCAACTGCATAGGGCCTGTGAAAGCAAACACTCTGTTATTAAATGAGTGGCAACGCTTACGTATAGCTTCAATAGTAGTGTTTAGCTTCATTTATCCCCACCCTTTTAAGCCTTTCATTAAAGCCTCTGATACAGCGTTTAAACTTTCTTCTTTTAACTCATCACCGGAATCAACAACCGCATCATGACGTGGTTTTAAGGTTCCATCTTTACGTCCATACATCAGTGGTGCTGGATACCAGAAAGGAAAATCTTTGAATGAATCAACTTGAACTCTTACCCAGTACTTGCCTTTACGTTTAGACAGATGAACCTTTACAGCTTTGCGCAATCTACCTGACTGCAAGCGTGGATAAATCACACCTTTACGGTTAGAAAGTTTCTTTTTAGCTGTCTTTTGAATACTTTTACCAACATCTCTTAAAGCTGATTTAATGATCTTTGAATCAAAATCATCAGCTTGAAGTTCTTTTGGTATCTGCACTGAAAAGCTGACAGGAATACCAATGCTACTCATCTAGCATTACTCCTAAAGGTGTGCCTTGTTCCGGTCTGTCTATACCAAGTTCTTGAGCTTCAATCATGGTAAAACGACCACGACCGTTACAGTCGGTTACTCGTACTGGCATATAAGCTCTATCTTTAAAGCGTATATACACACCATGTTCAATGTTTATAGGCTCTGTCTTGCCCTTAATGGTTCTTATCCAAAAGCGATGAGTTGCTTTTTGTTCTGTCTGAGAACCTAACCAGTAAGCTGAACCTGTAGGCTCAATCTTTGCCCATACTTTGCAAATGGTTGTATCTTGTGAAACTGCTGCTAACTCTTTAGAGGGAATGTCTACTCTTGAGAAGAGTTCAATGCGTTTGTTTAATTCACCTGATAAAGGCTCTGATACGCTCATTACTCGTCCTCATCGTTGTAAATAATGAAAGGATCTAAAAGATGCTTCCAAAAGACGACTAAGCCTGATTCATCAGACAGTTCTCTATGAGAGTAAAGATCACCTACGTAACAAAAGATAAAGCTCTTTACTGTAGGTGGTACTTCTTCAATTGTTTTAGCTAATGCGTTCTTGTCATTTCTAAAAATAACTTCTCGTTGCATGATGTGCTCAGCCTGTTGAGTTGCTACTAAGATGTAGTGCTCTAACAGCTGATCTTCAAAATCATCATCAATTCTCAGATGCGCCTTAATTTCTTCTAATGAAACTGGAGCTATTGGAGCTGAAAGTTGAAAAGACATTTTTAGAAATCCTATAAAAAAAGCCCTCAATTAAGAGGGCTAAGTAACTACAAGTAAGTGTTATTTGCTTTTAACCGCCTGTGCTTTTGCTGATTGAGCATCAACTGGGTAAGCTCCAGTCACCAGCAAAGATTGCTAATGGATTTTCTACAGTAAAGGCTAAACGGCGATTTACACGGAAGGTGTAAAGCATTGACTTGAAGTTTTCACCATCAGAATCAGAAATTCTGAAATCTAAAGCCTCACGGTCGTGAATAGTTGCGCCTAAGGTGAAGTTGCCTAAGATATATTTACCTGTTTTTAAAAACGGAGTTGTCATTACAGGCAATCCCCATACATTCTTGGAAGTAAGAATTTGAGGTCCACCTAAAATGTAACGACCATTAGCATCTTTCATTAATGCTAACTTAGTCCAATCATCAGGACTTAGAAGTAAATGTTCTGGAACAATATACTGATTTTCAAACTCTGTCTTTAACCACATTGCAAAATCAAACATGGTTGCATCTTTTTCTAGCTTACTCTGTACGATAGAGGTCTTATCAGTAAAGTTACCTTCATGCAGTAATCCGGCTAACTGGACATCTGTACCATCGCCGTTGATGAGCTGATTTTCAACTTTGAGTCTTAACTTATACTGCATCTTAATTTCAATGAATGCAGCTAAAGCAGCCTCATTAGTAAGTAACTGATGAGTTACTACAGTATATGCACCAATGTTTACACAATTTGTAGTATGTAAAGAAGGCTTAGTTATAATGGTTTCGCCTAGTTTTTCACCTTCAGCTGTAACCTTAGATCCATCAGTAACAGTGCCTTCCTTAGCGTACTCAATTGCATCCACTGATACAGGAAAATGTGGAATTAACTGCTCAATCTGTAAAGGCTGATCAGGCATTGTGACCATACCTGCCTGATAAGCAGGTGTAATGGTATTGCGTGTAATTGAGTTGGCTGCAGGTGACTTGTTGATAGTATCTGCTTTAGTTGAGATGGTAAATACTGCAGAGGTACCATGCTGATAGTTCTTAACAACCTCATGAGATGCTACTTTCTGACCTAAACTCTTTACTTCATTAGTTGCGTTTAATGCCTTAGTATTCTTATCTAAAGCCTGAGTTACATCAGCTAAGGACTTAGACAGTTCTAACTGTTTGTTGCCTAACTCTTCGACCTTATCTTCAAAAGCTTTTAAAGAAAGTTTACCGTTCTTTTGCTCTTCCTGGACATTCTTAATTGACTCTTCTAAGCTGTCGAGGGACTTAGAGATCTCATTTACTGCATCTGACATTATTCTGTCTCCATAATTTTGGTTAATCTGCTTAATCTTGCAGAAATATCTTTTAGGTTTAGCTGTTTCTCGTCAGAATCTCTCTGAGTTGCAAATAGCTTTTTAGCTTGACTTACTAAGGTCAAACTTTCTTTTTGTGAAGCTCCTAAATCCCTTAGTGCTTTCTCAAAATCTCTTACAGAGTTGATACTCTCAAAATTCTTACAGGCGATGATCTGCGCTTTCTGCTCGCAAGGAATACCAACAATCGAGATCTCGGGTAAACGAGCTACAGATTTAATAATTCTGACATCGCTTTCATCATCCCAATCAACGTCTTTATCAGTGAACATCAGATGTACTGACAAGCCGTTTAGTGAACCGAACTTAATAGCGCTGTACACTTTTCTAGCGTCTTCAAGTTCTAAGTTTAACTGTCCTTTTACCTTTAAGCCTTTTTCATCTACAGACATCTCAGTCCATTTGCCAATAGGAACACCAAAGGTGTCATGATTAAAGAACATCTTCGGCAAAGTTCCCAGCACTTTGTTATATGCTGTAGGAAGGATGGTGTCACCGGATGAATCAATAGAGCCAAAAACTGATGCATAGCCTTCAATCACTCCTGACTGTTCCTGATCATCGAGAGCTTTCAGCTCGGAATGAGTAAGCTGTAGCTCTTTTAACTCTTCAATATTCATTGCTTAACTCTCTTATTGTTGAATTGGTCGTGTTGATATTGGTGTTTGTGGTGTCTGTGTAGGATTTGCTGTACCTAACATTGATAAAGGCTGTAAGTTATTCTGTGCTGTTAAGATGTCACCATTTTTAACAGGTGCCAAACCTTCTTCAATACGAACTTCATTTCTTGTCTTCCATCCGTTTTGTACAGCCTGAGCATTAACCTGTGAGCGAACCTGATCGTTAGCTCTGTTAAGGAATGACAATCTGAATGACACCTGATGATTTACTTTCTCAGAGATACAAGGCAATCTTTTCATGATTGACTGCTCTAGAGAGATGCACATCGGCAATATAGTTGATTTATAAAAGTTAGCTGTAACCTGTTCAAGGTTAGAACCAGGTGCGCCACCATCAGAATTTATAAGGGCAGAAGGAACTCCATACCAACGGCAAATTTCCTCTACAGTAAACTCTCTGATTTGTAACAACTGCTGCTCAGCTGGTGACAATGACAAAGATTGAAACTTGATATTAGCCGGCAGTACAGGATTACCATCGCGCTCTCTGGCCTCATTAAATGATTTTGCTATATCTTCTTTTTGCTTTGGATTTAAATTAGCCTCAGCTGTCAAAATACCTCTTATCTTACCTTTGGTTGCAAAGACATCGATAGCAGTTGATTGAGCCTTAATCGATTCATCTACAGAGGCTAGCATGTAGTCAAGCTTAGACAAGCCCATAATGCCGTTGCCCATGCATTTCCAATGTAGGATATCTCTTGATTTGTAATCTACATACTGATCACGCTTGTTGTAGTATCTGTAAGTCAAATCACCATTATCATCCATGAACACCTGCATCTGGTCAGAGTTTAAAGGATAGATAGCTTTGACTGTCTTATCAGTTTTACGAGAGATTAAAGCATAAGCATTACCTCTTAATGCCCAGTTTAAAGTTAAGGTTTGAATAACTTCAAACGGTGTCATGTCGTAGTTTGGAGATATAGATAAAATCTCATGCAGATTACATTTTGTATCACGAGAGCGTGAGCCGTCCTGATTGATTAGATATACATCACATGGAAGCGATGCCATGGTACGAGCGAGCAAGTCAATACAGGCATACACTGTAGATACCTGTAAAGCTTGCTCAGGTGTTGGCTTACTTGCTGTAGGAACAGCAGCAACCATAGGAGCGTTGTTTTGCCAACCTCTTTTGTCAGCTGTTGGTGTAAACGAATTTCTAATCCACTTAAAAAAATTCATTTGTTGTTCCTAAAAAATTAAAGGCGCATCATTAGAGGTGTGTCCATCCGAGTAACCATTCTCAACATCAAGAAGTAAAGCCTGTTTCATCGCCATGATGAGAGCAACCATGCCATCAATCTTGTTGTCAGGTGTTTCTTTTCGAGGGTAAACGTTATCTTTAGCATCCATGTGAGCCACAAGGTTAGATGCCATCCATTCAAGTACAGGGTTACCGTCTGTATGTAAACGCTTTTGATAGCAAAGCGCCTGTACTTCTTTCATTGGCTCTGAGAAGTTAGCTACAGTAGGTTTTAGCTCAACCATCTGTATGCCGTCATTCATCAGATTGGATGCTAACTGATAGGCTTGCCATGGGTCGAAAGCTATAGCCAAAGTATCAAAGCGTTGGCTGTCCTGAGCTATATAATTTTGAATTGATTCAAGATCGTTAATCGCACCATCTGTAGTGTGGATTAAATCCTGTTTTGCCCATGATTTGTACTGAGAGTTTGCTGAGCTTTGAATTTTATCTTCAGGAAGCCAGAACTCAGGGAATACATAGTAATGTACCTTTTCATCTTTCTCTTTTCTAAAGAAAAGCCTTACGAGGGCAGTGATGTCTGTTTTAGCTGCAAGATCTAAACCGTAGATGCAATACTCACCTTCAAAATCTTCAAGTGTCATCTCAGGTCTATAGCACTCACGCCACTTAGACATCTGAAAAAAGGCGCTGTCAGCATTACACCAGACACATAGATGCTTTGTCTTGTAGTTATTCTCAGCAGCAGGATCAGACAGAGCCTTTGAAAGATTAGCTAACACTACTTTAGGCTGTACTGAGATATTCCAGTTTGGGTTAGCTTTGATTAAAGCATCTTCTGTCTTCCAGTCGTCACCATCATCTATGGTGTAAATAATTCCAAACTGAGATTCTTCAGTTGCGCTGCCATCTAAGATCTTGCATACGAAACGGCGCACTTCCATACAGATACCGATTAAATTAAAACCGGCTGTAGTAATACACCATAATATTGGCTGTGAACGTTTACCGATAGATGTCTCTACAACATCGTATACTTCACGTGTTCTGTGAGCATGCAACTCATCAATAATGCCACAGTGCGTATTCAAACCATCAAGGGTACTACCATCAGCTGATTTAGCCTCAAATTTTGAGTTTGTGCCAGGCACTACCATGGTTTTTGATAAAACATTTAAACCAAAGCAATCTTTTAATGGCTGATTAGCTCTAGCCATAGCCTGAGCATCACCAAAAACGATCTTTGCCTGATCTCGTGTGGTAGCAAAAGAGTAAACATCAGCACCTTTCTCATTGTCAGCACATAGCATGTATAAGCCAACACCTGATGACAATGCTGATTTACCATTACCACGTGGCACTTCGATATAAACCCGTTGAAAACGACGGAGATTGTTTTTATCTACCCAACCGAACACAGTCGTTAATATGAAGATCTGCCATGGCTCAAGTTTAATGTTCTCACCAGCTTTAGGACCTTTAACATGAGTAAGCGCTTCAATGAATTTGCATACTCTGCAAGCTAAGGTTGTATCAAAGTGATAAGCCCATGACTTTTTCTTTAAATCTTTTACTTGTCTTTGACAGGCTTGTTTTACGTATCTACAGGTAGGTATCTTATTGCTGAGCACATCTTCAATGTACTTATTAGCAATCTTAATGTAGTTACGCATAATTACAAGTCAGCAAATGGGTTCTTATTCTCTGTTTTAGTATGAACACTCACTTTAGAGCGTGATGCTGGAGTAAAACCAAGCTCGGTTAAATACCCTTTCAGGATGTATTTAAGATCATTCTGCATTTTGAGCATGGGATGAGGCTTTGAAACGCCTAATTTTTCATCAATAACAGTGGGACCTTCCCGATTTAAGATCTCTTGACACTCAATGATCTTTGCCATTGTGTCTGCCCAGCATGCAAATACTGAAAAATCTAGTGTTGTAAGCAACTCGTCAGGTGCTTGAGCTAATGCAAACACCCACAAGTCGCGTGCAGTTTTGGATAAAAAGTCAGGAGGTTCAACTGTGTTTAAAGCTTTCTTAGGAACAGGCTCATTAAAGTTTGTTCTACATGGCTGTAGAGTTCCCTGCAACTTCTTAATTGCTGTAGGTTTTCTAGGTCGAGCCATGATTTTTTATAACCGTTTTTTGATTTTGATAGCGATTTTTCGTGGCGACTGCCTAAAAAAAGTTTCCATTTTGCACGCGCGTGTAAAGAACTTACGGGGCGTTTCTAAAGCATCACAGTCAACTTTTTAACTCCCCCTCGGGGGCTAGCAATCGCTTACCAAGAGTTTCAGTAAATGTTTTCTTAGAATGACATGATTTGCACAAAGGTTGCCAGTTCTTTTCATTCCAAAAGAGAGCTTTGTTTCCCTTGTGAGGAATGATATGGTCAACTTCTGTAGCAGGTGTTGTCTTACCAAGCTTAGCGCACTCAACGCAAAGAGGATGAGCAATTAGAAAAGCCTTGCGAGCTTTAAGCCATGTGTTGGTGTAACCTAACTTATGTCTTGAGCGCCCATCATAGTTCATGGTTCTTTTATGTTCAGCACAATAACATGAACCATGAATAGCATATTTATGACATCCGGCATATTGACATGGACGAGCAAAAGGACTTGGCATATGAACTATAATCTAATCAATAAACACAGGATAAATAACGAGGAGTAGAACCAATGCTACAAACCACAACATACAACACATCCTTGAACACAATGACTGAGCTACAGCATTACTTAGAGAATTATTACTACTATCTACAGCGTGATATTGGAGAGCAGCAAATGTCTAAAGGTAAGACATTCATGTGGCTATCATCATTGATCCTCACAGCATTACTAGCCCTTTGTAAGTATCTGCCTCAACTCCACATCTCATCAGTAATCTTAGGAACACTATCAGCATTATCAGCAGTAATTGCACTGTTTATATGTCTTTATGTATTAGCTCGATATGAAACAAGCTTTAATTGGAACAAAGAGCTGTATGTTGCCAATATCTACAAAAAAGGCAAAGTCACACCTGAGCGTGATCTTGAATTAAGACATTTCTGCATTGAAGATTATCAAGAGATGATTAAGTTTATTCAAACTTCAGTAATTGATAAAAGAGCTAACTGCTTAAAGTACTCTGTATACTTCATCAGTGCATCAATAGTTTTTGGTTTGTTGTCTTTTATTCTTTTTATTTTATTAGGAGGTTCTATTTAATGTCTGAAGATAAACAACCAAGACAAGCGCCAATACCTTCAAAAGATTGGCATGGTAATAAAAAGAGTATTTAATTAAAAGCCTTTGTATGTGACAGCATATGAAGGCTTTATTGCAACGCGTTATATTTCTTACTTAACTCATTCCGCTCAACTGCAATCTCATCACACTTAGCTGAGAGCTTAAGTGCATACTCTGCAAGAGTTCTTCTGTCGTGTCTAAGCTGTCCACATTCACAGGTTGCTTTAGCTTCTCTGGTAGAGGTGGTATTTGAGGACAATGCTGTTCGATTGGTACTGGTATTGTCTGACTGCAAGCTGTTAGTAAGCTTAGACATAGCAGCATTATACTTGTCTTTAATCTTGTTAATCTCATCTGTAGCCTCTTTGTCAGCCTGTTCCTGCTTAGCTTGCCATTCATGTTCTATATTAAGCTGCTTAACTGTAGCTTCGTGTTCTGCTTTTATAGCTTCAGTCTGCATTTGAGCAATTTCGGCTCTGTAATGCTTGGCTGTAATGGTGACTCCAAAGCAAGCTCCAGCAATAAACAATAAAATAAAAGCAGTAAGAATTGTGTATTTAAAATTTAACATAATAAATAGGCATACTCTGACCTGTTAAGCTATTGGACAATTAAGGTGTGAAGCAAACACCTTGATATTCATTATTAGACTAATGAATTGTTACATATCAATTAAAGATAACGTTCGCTTCACACTTATGAGCAATCTACTAGTGGAACCGTTAAATAAAAACTAGTAAACCACTCATAAGTGTGAGCTGTCTGTTTTACTTCTGACAGCAAAGAAGTGGGAGTGACAAATACCTGAAACATGTTGTTTAAAGCACCTGAACACGTGGAACCTTTTAAGAAAGAAAAAGCTTTTGTTCAGCCTGTCTTCTCTTGGTTAGTCCTTGCAGAACCACACCGCCAGCTTTGTTAATATCTAAAAACTCAAGTGATGCACCGTACTTATCGCCTTTTTTCATCTTAGCCCAAAGTTTATAGCTGATTAAAGTTTGAATTGGTGTTAACTGACGACCATCTTTAGTACGTTTTCCTGACAGATTAAAGAGTAAACTACAGAGAGCATCAAACATGCCTTGAGTAACTTCAATTTCATCGGCATTCAATGCTGCTGTAATCTGACGTTCTACCTTTTCAAGATCTAACTTTAAAAGACGCTCAGCTTCAAGTTCTGTACAAATACTGTGCTCATTAACATCAGGACCATGGTGACCATAACCAATAGTCCATCCTTTTTCGCTTGATACAGGCTTATATGCAGCAGTTCTTAAACCTTCAAAATTCATTATAAGAGCAATACCATGACTACTTACTTTCATCATCTGATTTACCCTCAACTTTCAAGTTAATAACTTGTTTAATCTTTAAAGAGATATAGTCACTGCCCAAGAAGCCTACGAATGTACCAATTGCAACACCTAACTCCAGAGGCCACTTAAAGTAATACTCTGAAATTAAAATAAGTGCAGATGAGAGCATAGAGCATGTCAGCGCTTCACAAATCTTAGCCATGAATTTGCGCTTGGTAGAGCGTAGATATGCCATGACAAAAGAGCAAGCTGTACCAATCATCAAATAAATGACTTCTGGGGTTAAATGTTTATACATAAGAAATAAAAAAAGCCCTCAATTTCTTGAGAGCTTTATTGTTGACAAATTAGGATAATCTATGAGGTAAGAGGAAAGCACCGATGTTAAATACGTACTTTTCCACTCTAATTGTTTTATAGTATATTCTTAAAAAACGATCCGTTAACGATTATTTTTCGATCATTTTTAAACCATCATCTCAATCTGTCTTTTTACTTTTTCTTTGAATTTATCCTGTCTTTCAGTCGCTTTCTCTTTATCCTGAGTATACAAGTATGTCTTTGGCTCATTGATACTGCGATGCTCTACTCCTAAGCACCAGCGAACAGCTACAACAGGATCATGATGAGCTCGTACATAATGTCTGCACAGTCTTCTTACTTTCTGATATGAGATTTTTAATTTGCAACAACATTCTTGAAGTGACCTGTACTCAACCCCCTGATATGTAAAGCTTCTCACTTACTCACTCCTCATTTGCTTTAATTTGTCTCTCATCCAGTCTCTTGAATCAAAAATCTTCTGATTGATCATTGCTATCGTCATGTACCTTACAACATTCCACGGATGAGCCTCAAAAACGCTCAATCTGCGATGTTTGGCTCGTTGGATGGATATACCCTTACAGAATGACCTGATGTCCCCTGCATCTTGTCCTTTGTGGTAATACCAGTGAAAGAATCTGTACAGCCCAGGACGTTCTTTTTTAAATTCACAGGTAACTGCTGCTATGATCTCTGCACTCTCCTCAGTGATAGCAGCATAACCATGCTCTGTAGGAACAGTACCAGCTGATGGACAGCCTCTGCTGATTCTTGTCCATACTCCATAAGAATCTAACAGACGCTCAAAAGCATAATCATCATCCAGTGCGTCAAGAATTTCTTTAGTCAGCATTTTCCAAACTCCAATCACTCAAAGAATTATGCTCTGATACTGTCCAAACACCAACACGAATACCAGCTAATTTTTTGTTTGGTGACAAACGTCTGCAGATCAAAAACTCAATTAACGAATCATCATCATAAATACCTGCAAGCTTTAGAACATCACATACAGGCTTTGCCATATTATCTAAATCTCTCTTGCGTCTGTCTGGGAAAGTAATTTCCATATACACATAAACAGGCTCAGCATACGGCGCTTGAATTTCATTCTTAATTTTTCTTGCTTCAAGTTTCATCCATTCACGATACTTAGGAGAATCTTTAATACCAATAATTCTGCGTGTCAAATTGATAACGTATGGTATCAGTCGTTGGTTAGCTGAAGGCGGTAAGGTTAAATCAATAAGCACCATAGTCCACACTGTCCTTAATCAGCTTGTATTTAGTAAAAATAGACTGAACTCCTTCACTGTATGAATAGCTCTGGCCATAGTTCTGCAGATAAGTAAGCATCCAGTTTTTAAAATCAGCATAAAAGCTGTTAACCTGAATTGCATATGCTCTTAAAGTGTCTATGTCATAACCAAGATCGCGCATATATTGAACTGTTTTGACAAAGCGCTCATCAACTTCTTTTATTTTTTCTTCAGGCAGCACATTGTCAAACATCATGACTGCAGGCAGTAAATGTTCATCACCTGCAGCAATAATCATGTCATACAAATCGTATTCATACATGCTATCCATGTTGCATAACTCATCAAGGGCAATGAGGCTTTTCAACTTCTCGACTTCCTCATCCCATGCAAGAGGAATTGGCATATACTTCTTAACCGCCATACTCTTTAAAGTGGCAATGTACATGGTTGCAATATGCTGCAGTTCAAGATAGTCAATTTCCGGCAGATCTTCAGGTCTATAGTAAATCACAAACTTGGTACCAGGATATTCAGAGTATAGAGTGCCAGGAATTGAATATGCACCAAATACTGTAGCTACGTCTGACTTTAACTCTAAAGCATATTTAACCAGAGCTCCATTTTTCTTTGGTACTAAAGGCTGAGGGCCTAAAACGCGAGGTAGTGATTTGCCTTCAGGAATATTCTTAACTCTGAAAAAGATTTTTCCGCCTTTGCCACCACAAACAGTATAGAACTCAGGAAGAATTTTTTCTGAAGTTAGAAGGTTCATAAAGTTCTTCATAGTTACATCATCGTAAAAGTCACAGTCTAAAGCACATACATGACTGTCACCCAAACGCAGATTGAGTGAATTACAACGACCGCTGTTTATATCTTCATGGGTCCACTTAAGCAGTTGTTCTTTTGATGGTTCTTTCCATTTTCTGAGACTAGGCGCCTTAAAATGAGAAGGTATAACTGTCCATCCAATTGAAGCTAAACCATCAGCTGTTTTGTGGAGGGCAGAGGTAAGGTCACGCTCATTCATTGGTCTTTGCTTAGTGATAAGTTCCCCTGAGATTTCATCAATTCCAGGCTCATTGATCATGATGTCTTTCATATAAATCATTGCATTACCTCCTATCTCTGAAGCGGTATTTTGTGGATCAGATTTACATTGCTGGTATTTGGCTGCATTGAAACACCGCGGTTAATCAATACTGTAGGTTCAGTGTTTTTGACGATATTAAAACCGCCTCCAACAGTTCTAATTGCTGTAAATTCATTTTCACCAGCCTGACAGTAACGGCTTTTTGCAATATCAATCTGAAAGCGAGTTATATCTTTGGTGCCGTTGTTTGTTTCAGGGATCATGATTAGAGACAGAGCTACATCATGAACAATACCTGAACCGCCGGCAATGTCATACATAGTTGGTTTGTTACTCGTCCCGTTCTTTTTAGAAACAGGACGGCTTAACTGAACGAATGCAAGAGTTGCAAGATTGTTCTGTTCAGACAGCCTTACTAAGCGTTGCATCATGGCCTTGTTGCGTTCCCACATTTCGCCCTTGTATTTCATTTCAAGGATCTGAAAGTAATCAATAATTAGAAGATCAAGACCACCTGAGTACACAAGGCGTTTAACCTCATTCTCAACGTCATAAATAGACATTCCACGACCAGCCATGATAGTTAAACCGCTCTTAGAGATAGTATCTTCAAAGGCTTTTAAGTTCTGCTCAACAGGATAGCCATTCATGATTTGCTTTTGTGTGATATTCTGGTCGGTGCACATCATACGAAATGAGATAGACTGCGCGCTCATTTCAGCTGAGAACATAGCAACCTTAAGACCTGCAAGAGCAGTACGTCTGGCAATCTCGCAACCAAGCCATGTCTTACCTGCACCTGAGTAAGCACATATAATGGAAGTTTCACCACGTCTAAAGCCGTTAAAGCGCTCATCAAAGGCTTTATACCCTGTTGTCACATACAGCTTTTTTCTTGTTGCTGGATTAGACAGTTCTGCAACTTCCTGAAAAGCTGCACGAGCAATTTCATTCTTTCTTAAAATGTCTTTTTTAAGCTCTAAACTGGTATCACGTTCAATTGAAGTTACAGCCTCTTTTAACTCTGCAATAGGCTTTTTAGCTCTGGCATCTTCAATAAGTTTTTGAGCGCGTTCAACGATGATAAGACGAACGCCAATATCACGCATATCCTTGTAATGCTTAATAACATCGTCATAAGAACATGCTGTTGAATTGCTGATAATCTTCTTGATGTCACTCTCTTTGATGCTCTCATCTTTTGCCCATGAGATAAAGGTTTTGTAGTCCCATTTATGGACATAGCAGAACTTTCTGACAGCCTCCACAATCTTTTGTTGTTCCTGAACAAAGAAATGGATATCAGAGCCCAAATCAGACAGGAAGATCTGGCGTTCCTCGTCTTGAAAGGAATACAGCAAAGCACGTATAATATAGGAGCCTTCTGAGGCGCATTTATCATAGTCGCTTATGTCTTCTTCATTTCGTGGTTTAGTGACAGCAGAAGGCTCTTTTTTAATCTCAACATTCTTATTAAGCTTCCCTGTTTTCTCTTCTTTTTGAATTACACGCTTATAGCCATTTGCTTGTGCTGCAGTGATGATTGCACCAATACCAGCAATATGATTACCCTTAAAAAACTCATTTCTCTCATGCTTTTCGTCTTCCTTTTTGCGGTTAGACGCATGAGATGCCCATGCCTGAGCAATTTTAAAAACAGCTTCGTTGTTAGGGTAATCTTTACCCAGAGCATTAAACACCATTACCCATGTATCACGGTTATTGGCATCAAGGTGCTCCAAGATCACTTCCAACTCATCATTGGAAGGTAAACTAATCGAAGAAAGCATCAAACATCACCTCTTTACCATATAATTCTTTGTGTAGCGGTTTAATTCCCAAAGCTATTTCCTGAGCTTCTTTGTTTAAGCATTGAGGATCAGTTGACCACGCATCAAACCATTGCTGACCCCAGTCAAACGCTCTTTCTTCATCAGTAGGAAAATCGCGGTTAGAATCATAAGGTGTATAGACGTCTTCACAATCACCATTTATAACCTCGTACATGAGACGGTAAATATACCTTCCAAAATCCATATCATGCTTAACAGCACTAAAATACTGAGAGTAGTCGCTGAATAAAAACTCAAGCACTTTAGAAGGGCTGGTACGCTGTTTAATGATTTTCTTTATAGTAGGGAAAACAACATTCTCACCAAGATACTGCTCTACATAATCAATAACTCTAGGTTTAAAGCCTTTAAAGTCATTAGGAACAGCAATATTCAGAAATTTACCTAATGGCGCCTTCTTAGGGTTCCAGCGTTTAAGCAGTGACTCAGCATAAATAGGAAAACACTCATCGCCATACTTACCCATAAGACACAGCTCTCCTAAGTACGTGATATTAGTAGCCATCCATTGAGTCAGGTTATAACCTTCAGGATCTAAAGGCTCTTGAGTAAAAAGACAGTTACCCTCACTATCAACAGCCTCTTTAGGGTCATAGTTGAAAGGTATATATGAATTCAGTTGATTACCAGTTGCAGGATCATGCATAAAGATTTTTGAAATTGATCCTTCAGATAGATCATTTAAAATTTTTTTATAAATACTCTCCCTATATATATCTATCTCTTCTTTCTTATATTCATACTTATGTATACACGTTTCGTTACCACTTCTGGTAATGTTTCGTTCATACTCTGTACACGTTTCGTTACCGCTCTTGTTTTTATCTGTACACGTTTCGTTACCACTTTTGGTAATGTTTCGTTCATACTCTGTACACGTTTCGTTACCACTTCTAGTAACGTTTCGTTCACAGTTGCTTACGCAATTTGAATTATCAGAGTTTTCTGTGTTTAATTCTGAAGAAGCCTTTAATTCATCTATTGTAAATAGGATATTGATTACTCTTCTCGCGCCTTTTTTTAAATCAACTTTTATCAAATTCAGATCTTCTAGTTCCTTAAAAGCTCTAATTATCTGAGGTTTGCTAAAACCAACTTCATACTTGAGAAGAGAATTAGAGATCCTTACTTGCTTATTCTCACAACGTTTGGATAGACCAATAATCCTAGAAAGAATGTATTTAGATGTTAATTTCATTTTTCTGTATTCAGGCTTTAGATGCGCTGTTGGAATAAATACAGGATAAACTTCATCATTCATATAGAAGTCCTTACTTAACAAGATCTTCAGGAATATTTTTCCAGCACTTCAAACGAGGAAAGCGTAGACGTAAGTATTTTGCCCACGGCATAGGTATGCCACGGTTAAGCCATTGCGAGATAGCACTAAGACCTACATTACATGTATCAGCTAATTTCTTTCTACCAATTTCTTCAATTACTATCCTTGAATAATCAATAGAAATTTTTGAATTTATCATTTTATATACCTTAATCAAAACTGTATTTCTATATATTATGATTTTACAGTTGTTAATTTTTTAAAACAAGTAAAAATATAATAAAATTTAACAAAAGTGAAATTAAGATTGACCGATATAAACAAAAGAAAAACTGTATATAGGAGATTAAAATTATGTCTCAACTAAAAGATAGATTAGCTGAAGCTTTATCGTATGCTAATTTAAACGCTAAAGAACTAGCAGATATAGCAAAGATTTCTCCTGCAACCCTCAGTCATTACAAAAATGGCAGATCAACTAAATTATCAGCAGAAATTGCCCAAAAGATTGCAGATGCTCTTGGTATAAACGTCGAATGGCTTGTCACTGGCGAAGGCAATATGATTAAGCCTAACATTATTTCTTTAGATAACGCAGATTCAGATAAACTGCCAGCTGGTTTTGTTCAAATCCCTGAATATAAGATCTGCTTTGGTGCTGGTGAGGCTGAAGAACCAACTTACGAAGAGATACAAGACTGTGTACCTGCCTATTTTAGATCTACATTCTTTTCTGATAGAGGCATAAATCCTAAGAATTGTAAAAGGTTTAAAGTCATTGGTGACTCTATGATTCCGCTCATCAATGATGGCGATTACATCACCGTTGACTGCACGCCTAAAGATTATATTGAGAACAACCAAATCTATGCTCTCGTATTTGATCATTCTCTAAGAATTAAAAGACTGATTAAATCATTTAAAACTCTAACTATACGTTCAGATAATCAAATATATCCTGATGAAGTGCTGACTTTAGAAGAAGCAGCACAAATGATCCATATCATAGGAAAAGTAATAGAGCGCTCAGGCTCTGTATAAAGCAATTCATTAAGCTATTTAAGAAGGTTGTTACTTAGGTGACAACCTTTTTTTATTTCTCCCTTCTCTTGTCTAAAAAAAATCAAATTTTTTGTAAACAAAATTAAAAGAAATTTCAAAAACATAGCATTTATTCATTTTACAACTGTTAATTTTTAATTGATATTTGCAAATACAACTGTAAAATACAAATATATAGTTTGAAACAATGAATTAAACTTTATTAAATAATAATTAACATTTGGGAGATAACACCATGAAGGAGTTTTCAGTTTTAAGAGCGCACCTTTTAGGCTTTGCGATTGCCCTGTTTGTTGTTCTTGCATTTTTTGGAGCTGAAAACTTTTTTGCTCTGATTGATGGTTTGCTTTTTTAAGGAGATTTTTCAGTGATTGATTTTAACGAATTTTCTTTAACACCTGATGATTTGAATTTGCATCATGAACGTGTGGCACGTATTGAAGCATCAATTAAGCCAGGTATGACACCTTATCAGCTGTGGCAGTACCGCAGACAGGAATCTTTGGGCGGTTCTGATATTGGCACTCTCATGGGGTTAAATAAGTACACAACCCCTCATCAGTTATGGCTTGAAAAGACAGGTCGTGCACAGTCATGGAGTGGAAATGCTGCTACACACTGGGGACAGATTTTAGAGCCAGTAATTGCTAAAGAGTATGAGGAAGTTTCTGGGCAAAAACTTGTTCTATGTGATGGATTGCAGATATCTCAAATTCCTTATCTAGTAGGTTCACCTGACCGCATTGTGCTTGATCCTGCAGATCAGACTAAAGCTGTAGCTATCTGGGAAGGCAAGACTACTAGAGGCAACACTGCAACTGATGATATTGACGAAGACGGTCGTGCAATCATGCTGTGGGGCAAAGGTGATGTCTATGACGAGGCTCATAACCTCGTACAGGCTGATAGTCAAATCCCTGACTCATACCTGTTACAAGTTCACACTTACATGCTTTTAACTGGAATTTATACAACAAAATTAAGCTGCTTACTTTCCACTTCAGATTTTAGAACCTACACCATTGATTTTGATGAAGAGCTGGCACTTGAGATCTTAAAACAGGCTCGAGAGTGGTGGGTAAGACACATCTTACATGATGAAGAGCCTATGCGCACCGAGCGCGACTTAAAGCATATTCAGCAGGAGCCTACTAAGGTTGTTGCCTCAGATGACATTAAACAGAAACTGATTCAGTTTGATGCTTTAAAGAAAGACGCCAAAGCATTGGATACAAAGATCCAGTCATTAAAAGACGAGATCATCAACTTCGTAGGTACCAATGAAACCATTGTAGACAAAGACATGAAAGTTCTTTGTTCATACAAGTATCAGCATGGCAGAACTTATATCAATAAAGACAAGTTAATGCTTATCAATCCTGATGCATATCAGCAGTGCTTAGCTGAGTACCAGGGCACAAGAGTTTTACGTTTATCAAAAGCAAAGAAATAAGGAAAAGAATATGTTTACAAATTTTGCTACAGGCGCTCAGCCAGTTAACCATCAGCCAAATGAAATGGCAAATTATGGACAGACTAACAACGCATTTCAGCCACAGCTACAGGCACAACCTCAACCACAGGTTAAGCCACAGATACAAGCACAACCTCAGATTGTGTCTGATGAGGAAAAGAAGTTAGATCTTCAATCCCCTTTTGCCAAAGTTAAGAGTGATTTTACTTTTAACTCTAAAGCAAATAAGCCTGAGACTGACAACATTGATATGACCTCAGCATCAAACGGCTTTACCAAGCTACCAACTGACTTTGAAGGTGCTCGTGAGTATGCAAAGTACATTTCAAGCTCTCAGTTAGTTCCTGCTGCTATGCGTTCAACTCCTGATTGTGACCGCTCTGCAGATACTTTCTTAATTATTCAAAAAGGCAATCGCTTAGGTCTGCTTCCAGCTGATGCTCTACAGATGATTTACATCTTAGGTGGTCGCACTTCAATGAGCGTTAAGGCTAAAGCCGGTATCTGCAGAAAGTATGGCACATGGACAACTACCTTTGACGGATTGAATGCTACAGCTAAAGTTGAAGGTTACCGCTTTGACCGTCCTAATCAGAAAGAGTCATTTACCTACACAGGTACAGATGCTGCTATCGCGGGTCGTATGGAAAAAGATGCCAATGGTCAGTGGGTTGGTACTCAAGCCACCTGGAAAACAATGTGGCCTGACATGTTGCGCGCCCGCGCCCTGTCTCATTTCTTAGATCAGGTCTTCCCTGACGTTGTTGGTGGTTTCGTTGATGAGACATACGACCTTGATGTTGAGAATGATACCAAGACAGCAACTGACAATAAAGAAAAGGCAGAACAGCTAATCAAGAAGGCACGTTCAAAGAAGTCTACAGCTCAAACAGCTTCTAAAGAGATGCCTTCTCTAGTAATTAAACAGGAAGAACCAAAGGTTACTGCAGTTCAGAACCCTGACACTGTAGCACCAGATGCTAATGGTGAACCACCTTTTTAAACACTAATTTATTTGAATTTTAACTTTTAATTTTAAAGAAGGAACTAAAAAATGAATTTAGGCTCAACTCAAAATCTACAGGTTCAGAATCCAACAGAGGTATTTGACACCTTAAAAGGCTTACCTTTCGTATCTAACTCAGGCATCTATGACGGTACTATCGTCACTGCTTTAGCTGGTACCAAACGTGTTAATGGCGTTGAGCAGCCATGTGCTCGCGTTGGTTTTAGAGTAGCTACTCAGGAAGGTGAGGCTCAGCTTTGGATTTCTTTAGATCTAAGTGGTGACTATGCATACCACTTACAGCATTTGGCAATTCTTTGTAACTGCATTGACCAGCAAGGCAACCTTGTGATCAACGAGCATCAGGAACAGAAGAAGGATGGCACTGTAATGGTTGTATACCCTGACTTGGTTGGTAAGAAACTTAAAGTTGCTGTACGCAGAACCGGTGAGGCAGATTCAGGTCAGCCATATATCAACCTAGCAGCTCTTTTATCTGTAGATGGTCGTACTGCTGTAGAGCTTATCAACAATCAGCCAGCATCATGGATTGCGACCAACCAGAAACGCTTAATGCCTGAAGGTTACCCTCTATTCCACGCAAAGCCAAAGGAGACAGCGCCAAAGACAGCAGCTGCAGGCTATGGTCAGCAAACTCAACAGCCATACGGTCAATCACAGCCTCAGCAGGTGTATGGACAAGCTCCACAGCAACCAGTATCAGGTTACGGCTACGGCGCATAGGAGTGAGTGATGAATAAGCCATTCTGTATTTATGGGGTGGCTTATCGCTCTAAAGCTGAATTTTGGAAAAGTTTGGGTTACGCATTCAGATCGTTAAATGAAGAGGCAACCACAGAGTGGGTAGCCCAGAAATTAAGAGATAAAACTGAAGACGAAATTCATGATTTTTTAAGCGATAAGCTCAACAGGTTTTTGAAAAAAGAACGAAAAGGGACTATTTGGAATGTTTAAGCCTAGATGGTATCAGCAAGAAGCATGCGATGCATTTTGGAAGTTTGTAGAAACTAACCATGATGCAAGTCGTAATCCTGTGCTAGTTCTACCAACCGGTACAGGTAAGAGCGTGATCATTGCTTACATCATTCAGAGAGCTGTTCAGACATGGCAGGGAGTCAGGGTCTTAATGCTTACTCATGTTGGTGAGCTGGTTAAGCAGAATGCTGGCAAGTTAAGTTCTATCTGGCCTGAAGCTGATATTGGCATCTGCAGTGCAACTCTAGGTCACAAAGATACTGAAAACTCAATCATTTTCGGTAATGTGCAGTCTGTAGCACCACTGCTAAAGCGTGATGCTAATGCTTTCGGCATGCGCAATCTGATTGTGATTGATGAGTGTCATATGCTGTCTGAAGATGAAAACTCACAGTACAGACAGGTGATTGCAGCATTAAAGAAACTAAGACCTCAGATGCGTGTTTTAGGTCTGTCAGCAACTCCTTATCGTATGAAAGGCGGTTATCTTACCGAGCAAAAGAACGCTGTCTTCACTGACATTGTTTATGACCTTAACTCACAGTTTGAACGCCTGATTAAAGAAGGTTACTTAGCACCAGTAACAACATTAAAGACTAAGCCTCATGTTGATCTTACAGGTGTTGGTACCAGAGCCGGCGATTACAAACTCGATGAGCTTCAAAAAGCTTGTGGCGATGATGCCATGCTGAAAAATTCTTTAGTCGAGGTAGTTAAGAGATCTTCAGGTCGTAGGGCATGGATTGTGTTTATCGCAGGTATTGAAAACTGCAACAAATGCGCTCAGCTGCTAAGAGAGATGAGTGTCAGCGCTTATGCTGTTAACTCCTCATTCTCAGCTGATGAGAATGCGACAAAGATTGAAGCTTTCAGAAAAGGTGAAATCAGATGTCTTGTATCTGCAGATCAATTAACTACAGGTTTTGATGTTCCACAAGTCGATTTGATTGCAATATTAAGACCTACCAAATCGCCTGGTCTTTATGTACAGATGATTGGTCGTGGCCTACGCCCTGCAGAGGGTAAAACAGATTGCCTTGTTCTCGACTTTGCTAGAAACATCGAGCGTCTTGGTCCTATTAACAACCCATTTATTCGCGCTCGTACTGAGAAGAAAGCATCGAGCAAACAACAGGCACCTGTTAGATCATGTCCTGGCTGTCAGGCTTATATCCCTGTTCAGGCTACAGTGTGCCCTCATTGTGGACAGAAGATTGAGAGAAATCTTGAGCTTGAGTTACAAGCCGGTGTGCTGATTGAACGTACTTTTGGACATCAGCCAAAGCCTGGCAGAAAGATAGCTACAGTTATCTCAGTTGACTATACCGAGTATAAAAGCGTTTCAGGCAATGTGTCCTTTTGCGCTGTTTATACCTGCATCGTGGGAGGAAAGAAAAGAACTATTAAGAAGTGGTTAGCTTTCAACCAAAAGAAAACTTCTATTGGATATCTGGAAGCAACTAAATCATGGAGAGAGTTAAGCAGCTATCCATACAAACTTGTACCGCTGTCAGTAGAAGAGGCTATGCAAAGAATCAGTGAATTAAAAACGCCACTAGGTTTGGAGTTCATTCCCAGAAACTTCTACTTTAGCAGCAAATTTGACGAAGTTACAGAGTTTTTATTTAACGAAGAAAACGACTCAGCAAGGAGTGCATAAATGATTATTGTTGAAAGTTGCGTAGATGATCCGAATAAGGCAAGGAACAATTTTGGATCAACTTTCTAAAAAAAAGTACCCCAAATTTAACGCCTCAAAAACTTAAAATCCTTTCTTAAAAAAT